GTTTGTGGCTGCACTTGCACCACTTGGTGTGTGTACATCGCCGCCTACATCTGTGCCATCGTCTACATTAATTTGTACTGCTGGAGTTTTTTCTTCCCACTTATTAGTGGTGCTGTTCCATTGGTGGATACCAAATTTACTTGCATCTGTGTCTAACCATAGACCATTTGCTGTACTATAAGCCGCTGTTGGCTCTGTGGTTGTTGTTTCTAGTTGAGCAAGATCAACGTCTGCACGTACTACATACGCTTGACTGCCTTGTCCGAGATAACTGTATGCAGCCATTAGACCATATTCACTGGTCTCACTGCCTTGTGTAATTGCTGTACCTACAGTAGTAAACGTTGGGTTACCAAAAAACTGTGTTAGCTCACGCTGACTAGTAACTTTAATTACGTTACCAGCTTGGGCTGTTTTAGTATATTTGGCAATACCGTCTGCTTCGCTACCAGTAGGATCTGTTTTGTTTGTTCTTGTGGCTACTAATAGTAGTGGTACTGTACCAGCACCTGGTGCGCCATAGGCGCTTTCATCTACTACACTAACCTGAACACCTGGTGATACTAACGCCATTGCATTCTCCTCTATTGAATTGGTTGCTAGTAGTATTTACCAGAGTGACTATATATCAGGGGGGATATAGAGGTTAACCTAGTACTTAATTATTCTGACACACTGTAAGGATCAATATGTCCTATAAGTTGTTGCACATTAAATTCTAAGTCTTGCAATGTACCGTTATTATCAATTGTATAATCAGACATCCATTGTTCCAAACTCATACTATTTTTATTCTCTGGTGGTAAGTGATCACTACGATCAACCCATATACAATAATCAAACACGCCTGTATTTTTCATAGCATGGAATTCTTTTTTGTTTCGCAACCCACAATAGATATCATATTCTTGAAACATTTCTCTGCCTAGTGTAGCAGGATCTGGTATATTGTAGTCGCAAATAGCTTCATACCACTCTTGTCTGTGATTGTGTCTATCTGCATAGCATTGTTCTTCGTTTGTGTAGCTATACTTTTCTTTAAGATCATTATATATAAAAAGTTTTGAGCAGAACTTGCTACTGCTTTCAAAACTATAACCATACTTGTCTCTGAGAATCTCACAGACAGTATCTTTGCCATGTCGCCCATGGCCAATTACTAGTAATTTTAATTTCATGTTTATATAATAATAGGATCAGGCAATTTTGTCAACCGATAATAACGCCCAAACCAGCTTGGCCTTCTGCATAATATTTGAGGTCATCTTCTAGTTTGTCGATTGTTGCTTGTGCATCCATACGCAATGCATCAGCATTTAAACTTGTGCCGCCTTGTGGACCTGCAATAGTATTAAACTTGCCACGTGCTTCTGCTAGCATTAGTTTAGCATGTGCTAGTGCATAGTCTTTGATCCATGGCATACAATATGTGTCTTGCAATAGTTCTTCATCACTGCGTTGTTTATATGCATGTATATACACTGTGTCGTCTGCTTTAACTTTTCTGTGCAACAATAGTTTTTTGGTTACAGTGTTCCAAGTGAACGTGTAATTTTCTCCAAACATTTTACCTAGTGTTTCTCTGTGTTGAGCAAGTGCATCGTATACTGCCATGCCGCCTGCTCTTCCACTATACAATAGATAGTAGTTCAAGTATGCAGTTTCAAACGGTTCAATGTCACCACCGCTTGCACTGTTTAGTGTACCACTGCTACGTCTATACACATCAAATACATCAATAACATCTGCATCCAATGTGTACTCACTTACTTCTCTGACTAGTTCAAGTTTGACAAATGCTTCTTCAACACTGTTCTCACTGCGCTGTCTATATTTTTCAAAACTTTTCTTAATAGCCAAGTCATAATGCTCAGGGTCGAGTTCAACATCAACCATCTGACCACCTAAACGTAGTTCTATTTCTTTGATCATATCATCTTTTAATGCCATACAAGTATTTATTACTTGAAGGCTTTTAAGATAATCGTATCAGCATTGAATCTTCCGTTTAGTTTTGTTTCAGTTGTTTTGAGATATCCAAACTGTGTTTTTAGTTTGTGTTTGGTTACCTTTTTCCAATTTGGCAACACTTCATTTGGTTTACGCACTGTCTTTTGTACACTGCGTGTTTCATCGAAGAACAATAACGAAGTTCCTTTGACTTTAAACTGTGCATGATCATCTGCAAAGTATATGCCCAACTTACGGTTCTTTGTGTTAAACACAACCAATGCAGTTGCATCAATAATGTCTGCTGGATTAATACTAGCAATTCCAAAATCACTATCGCTTGGCTTGAACTTGAGCTTTTTAACAAGCTCTGCAGCACTCTTAACTTTGGGTTTACGAACTGCACGAGTTTGTTTCTTCTCTGCTTTGACAATTTCAATAGCATCAAACAGTCGCTTGTAAAAGTCTGTTAGTTCTTTGATTTCTTTTTTGCTGTAAGTTTCGTAACCTTCTGCAAGTTGCTGTTGCATATCGTTACGCTTCTTAGGCGTTGGCAAGTTGTTAAGCTCTTGTAGCTCTTCCCATTGCCCTTTGTAAAATTCCGTTACAAAACGTAGATGTCCTAGATTCATCTCATACTTTTTAAAGTAGTTGAGGGGATTCTTTTTGAGCAACGGATTGTTTTTGCTATCACGCATCCAGTCATCTTCCCATTGGTCAAACTCTTCCATTTTGTCAATGGTTGCTTCTTCAAGCCGTTCTTGAATAGTTGGTACGTGTACTTGTTTTTTCTTCTTGTCTTCTGCTTTTTTAAGTTCAACAACTTTAGCGCCTTCTTCTGAAAGCTCGTTAATCCACTTGTCTAATCTTCCCACATACGCAGGATGTATTCTGTCAGGCGCATATTCTTCAAAATGTGCGGCAGTAGCATAATGACTTTTACCGCCAACTTTCCAGTCTGGAAGTTTGTTGATATTTGCAACTACTGTTTTATCATAGTTGTTTTTGATATATGTTTTAACTTTAGTAAGCCACTCTTTGCTTTCTATTAGATAGTGTATATGATACTGTACAGCATGCCATCCTTTGTCCAATGGAAGCTGATCCCATGCGTTTGCTCTACGTTGTGCTCTAGGCTTTTTACGCTTTGTTACACTCTTCGCCATGACTATCTCCTATCTGTTACATAACAATAATAACACCTTTTACTTATTTGTCAACCTACTAGATCCAGCTAAATATACATATGCCACGTTTAAGTTTATACAAACCGACAAAAACAAATGACTATCACTACATGGATAGGAATATCCGTGAACAGTTTAGTATTGGAGGCACAGGTGTACATGTACACAAATATGTAGGTCCAGCTAATCTCGGAGATAAGAATGATCCCAGTCAACCCAATTACGTAGACGGTAGGGAAGTAGATCCACTAAGTGGAGAGTTTATCAATATTGACGGTATTATTAATGAAACAAAAATACAAGACTTGCTGTTCTTAGAAAATAGAGATCGCAAGTATGATCCAGATGTATACGAAATGCGTGGTGTATACAATGTACAAGATACAGACTTTGATCTGACACAGTTTGGATTGTTTCTCAGTAACGATCAATTGTATATGACATTTCACATGAATGAAATGGTAGAGATAATGGGCAGAAGATTAATGCCCGGTGATGTATTAGAATTACCTCATCTCAGAGATTCGTTATTATTAACTGCTAATAAAAAAGCAATCAACAAATATTATGTTGTAAATGATGCAAACAGAGGTGCAGAAGGATTTAGTCAAACGTGGTATCCACATATTTGGCGTGTAAAATTAAGTCCGCTAACAGACAGCCAGGAATACTACGATATACTTGGCGATAGTAGTGATGCTAACAGTCTCAAAAATGATCTTAGTACATATAAATCAGAATTTAATATCAGTGATGCAATAGTAGCTGCAGCTGATGCAGAAGATCCAACAGGTACAAGTTTAGTAGATCATTTATTTGGTTATGATCATGCAACAAGTGGTGGTATTGTTAATCAAGATAATTCATACAACCACGGCGAGACAATTGCTAGCGGAGATCAATTTCCAACTACTGCAAATGAAGGTGATTATTTTATTAGAAATGACTTTAGTCCAAACAGAATGTTTGTACGCAGAGGAAACAAGTGGCATAGATTGTATGATAATGTAACTGAACAAACTTGGACAGACAAAACTTACAATGCCAGTGATTACATTTTTGAAAATGGCACTAGCATTTTCGACGATAGAGAATTTGACGCACTACAACCAATGAGTAAAGTAGTACCTGCGAAACCAGATAATGCATTAGAAACTGAAGGTTATGCAACCACAGGTTATGTAGCATCAGGATATGTAGCGAAATAGGAAGAAACCATGGCGATTACATTAAGATTAACAAAAGGAAGCGAATTAACGTTTCAAGAACTAGATAATAACTTTACAGATTTAAACGGAAGAGTCGGTGCATTAGAAACAAGTGATGCAAATGATATTAGCCTTACAAGTTTAAGTGTAACCACAGCAAGTGCTGGCACAGCAGGATTAAGTTATAACAATACAACTGGTGTTTTTACACATACTCCTCCAGATTTATCAAGTTACTTAACAAGTGTTCCAGCACAGTCATTTGCTAGTCTGACAGGTAAGCCAACTACACTTGCTGGTTATGGAATAACAGATGCTATGGTGTCTGGTGCAGCATATGATGGTGACATTACAGGTAGTGTGTTTGGTGATGATAGTACATTACTAGTAGACGCAGTTAACAACAAGATTGTTGGTCCAGTAGATACAGCAAGTGTAGATGCAGTAAGTTTAAGAACAAGTGCGACAAGTATAGCACTTGGGTATGAAGCAGGCAATACAGGGCAAGGCGCAAATGCAATAGCAATTGGTGAAAAAGCAGGTTATGCAAACCAAGCCGCAAACTCGATTGTAATAAACGCAACTGGTACAGAAGTATACAACTTTGGAAGTGGTCTAGTAATTACACCAATTGCTAACGCAAGTGGTACACATGCATTACAGTATGATCCAAGCACAGGCGCAGTTACATATGACACACTTGCTAGTGGTGGCTTACCTAGCAGATCCCCTCCAATCGGCGCAACAATTAGTTTAGCAGATGGTGCCGAAGCAGACTTAGACATTACAGGATTCAAATCATACACATTAATGACTATCACAACAGACAAAGCGGCCCGTGTAAGATTGTATGTGAATGCTGCAACAAGAACAGCAGATGCGGCAAGGGCAGAGGGTATTGATCCAACATCAGACGCAGGTGTTATTGCTGAAGTAATTACCACAGGCGCAGAAACTGTTATTATTAGTCCAGGTGCTATTGGATTTAACTTAGAAAGTTCGCCAACTACAAATATACCATGCAGAGTTACAAACAAAAGCGGTAGCACAGGTACTGTACAAGTAGATTTAAACATACTACAACTGGAGGCGTAACATGGAGTTGTTCCAAGTAACACTAAAACGTGATGTAGACATTGACGCTTTCTATGATGATATGGAAACACCAGGCGGTGCTATAACTATTCCGGATAGAAAAGTAGAGTGTGAAGAAAGACGACCAACTTCAAGAACCACAGGTTATATGCTTACCTTGGAAGAAGCACAAGAAGTAAGTTATGATGACAGAGTAGAAGTTGTTGTTCCACAAAGCGTGTTGGACAGACAGACCGAAGTCAGAAACGCCACATACAACGGTAGATTTACCAAAAGCACAAGTCCAACTGGATCAACATTTACAAACGCCAATGGTGATACCAGAGTGACATACACCAATAATGATCACTTCAACTGGGGAATACTGAGACACATTGAAAGCACCAACAGATCAGGTTGGGGCAACGATGCTGGAAGTTCATCTGATAGGCGTGTTGATACCAGTGTAACATATTCAGCAACTGGCAAGAATGTGGATATCGTCATTGTAGAAAACGACACATGTAGTGATCACGCAGAATATTCAAGCAGATTAGTAGACTACAATTGGGGACAACACTACAACACAATCACAGGTGGCACAAACTACACATACAGCAACGCAGATGCTCGTGACAACTATAGTCAAGAACATAACCATCCAACAGCAAGTGCCTCCTATGCGGCAGGTGAAAGATTTGGACTTGCTAAAGATGCTAATGTATATATGTTTGATGCGACCTACGAGAGAAGCAAATCAGGTGGCGATAGCACTAACAGAACCTTTGCCTACATTAGAGAATTTCACAGAACCAAATCAATCAACCCAGCAACAGGTAGGAAGAATCCTACCATTGTGAATGTGAGTTTGGGATCAATCAACGTCTATTCAGGTGCCAGTATAGCACACTTCCAAGGTGTGACATTAGACAAGGGCGACGGCAGTACATTCCTCAGTGATGCTGAACTGTTGGCTCGTGGGGTGTACAAGAATACTGGTAAATCGTGGACTAATTTTACCAGCAACACCAACTTCCAAGTGAACAGTTCTGCACCTAACAGTGATTTGGCAGATGCCATAGCAGAAGGCATTATTGTGGTCACTGCGGCTGGCAACGATAACGCTTACACTGATGTGTCAGGTGGCGACAACTGGGACAACTACATGGTCGCTGGTAGCGCCTATGCTAACAAAGACTAT